GTCAGGCAGGCAAAGCTAAGGGTGGAGGTCCAAGGGTTAGACCAGGTACATCTAAGGGTGATAGCTATTGTGCCAGAAGTTTAGGAATAAAAAGAGGGTTAAGCAAGAAAAAACAAAGCGACCCTAACACGCCTAATAACCTGTCTAGGAAGAGATGGAAGTGTGTTGGAGCAAAGTCAAGGAAATAGATAATTAAAATATTAGTATATTTGTTAAATAATAAATAAACAATTGTGAAAAATGAAAAAACAAGGTTACAATTCTAGACTCGATGAGTCTTTAGCAGCAAAAAACGGAAAAAAGTCTCAGTCTATGAAATCTCGTAGGGATGAATCAAAGGCTATGTCTAAAAAAGAGTATGGTCATGCTTACGGTGGAGACCATTCTATGAAGTATGAAAAACATTTAGGATCAAATTCTATGAACTTTAGAAAGTAGGATGAAGTCAAGAGGCTTAGGGGATTCAATAGAAAAATTTACAAAAGCGACAGGAATAAAAAAAGCTGTTCAGGCTGTTTCTAAGGCTACAGGCAGCGACTGTGGCTGTGGAAAAAGACAGGATACATTAAATAGGGTTTTACCATATAAAAAATAAAAATGGCATATCAAAAATTACAAGCAAGCAGGGCATCGTTGGTTACTTTAAGTGACACGGTAGACATACCAAGTGTTTCAACTCAAAACGGAAGGGGCAACAATGGATGTGTGTTATATGTAGGCACGGGAGGTAACTTGCGTGTATTAACTGCAGGGGGTGATGACGTTGTATTTACAGGTTTCCCTGACGGAGGGTTTTTACCTGTAAACGTGCTTAGAGTTTTCTTAACAAATACCACGGCATCTAATATTGTTGCACTCTGGTAAAAAATATATTTTATGGGTCTTGCGATAGGTATTGGTAATGGAATATTATTCACTAGTAAAACAGGTAAAGGTGGAGACACAACTACATTTATCACGACCTGGCGAACGACATCTTCAAACGAAAGTATTACAATTCCAACAGGTGGAGGAGTCTACAATTACGACATCAGCACCTCAGATGGTCAAAATTTTACAAGTGTTGCAGGAAATCAAACAATAACTTTTGCTGCTGCAGGAGATTATGATGTGAGTATAAGCGGAACATTTACTCGGATTTTCTTTAATAATGGTGGGGATAAACTCAAACTAATAAAAGTTAAACAATGGGGAACTATTGCTTGGGGTTCTAGTCAAAACAAAGCATTTTATGGTGTTTCAAATTGCGATTGGACAGCTACAGATTTTCCTAATTGGTCAAATGTCACTCGAATGAGTGGTACGTTTAGAAGTTCATCTTTTAACGGCAATCTTACAAATTGGGATTTTTCAAATGTTACAAGAATTGATGTCGCTTTTTTTGGCTCTTCATCTTATACGGGTGTTGGATTGGGTTCGATTGATGTTGGAAGTGTAACAAATTTTAGTTTAGCAATAAGAGATACAAACGTTGACCAAAATTTATCATCGTGGGATATAACAAGCGCGACAAATTTCACAAGTTTTGCACAAAATACTACTTTTTCAACATCAAATTACGATGCCATTTTGATTGGTTGGGAGGCAACACTCCAAGCAGCATTTCCGAATGGTAGTGGATACACACCATCTATAAGCATAAACTTTGGTAATTCAGAATATACTGGAGGAGCAGCAGCAGAAGCTGCAAGAACATCATTAATTAATATTTTTAATTGGACAATAACAGACGGAGGGATTGCTTAAAAAAAAATTATGGCTGAATTAAAAAAACTAAAAAATACAATTGTTTGTTATCCCGTTCCTAAAACTTGGTTTATATGTTGGGATAGCAAAAGAACACAAATAAAGGCTTATGGCTCAATTCTGCCTACTCAATGTATGGAGACTCAGTTTGTTCAAATTGACTACTACGACAAGGAGTTAGATTGGTCTAAAGTTTTATTAAAAAAAGGAATAAATCCATTTGAATAATGACAGAAAAAGAACTTATTTCAGAAATACGTGAAGAACAGAAAGCAATGGCAGCAATTCAATATAGAATGGCTGCAGATTTTTCTACCTTTTTTAACAAACAAGAACTATTCAACCAGCGTATTTCTGACATTTTAGAGAATGATGAAAAGACTGATAAAAAAGGATTGGTTTACGAGGTTGGAGTAATATCTGAGAGAGTAGATAAAATAGAATTGACAGAAAAGATAACAGCAGCAAAGGTTGCAATTAGCGTTACTTTACTAACTTTTATTGGTGGTTTAGTTTGGAAAATAATAAACATTTTTGATTAAATGAGTAAGTATTTTAAAGAAATTGAAACAAATATGAATAATGAATTTTTATTTGTATTAGATGAAGCGCGAGAGTTTGCTGGAATTCCATTTTTTATTAACTCAGCATATAGAAGTCCAACGCATCCTGAGTCTATAAAAAACCCTACATCAAGCCATATTAAAGGGTTAGCAGTAGATATAAAAGCAACAGACAGTACTACTAGATTTAAAATAATTGAATCACTTTTAAGCGTTGGCTTTACAAGAATAGGGATTGCAGACACTTTTATTCACGTTGATTTAGATTTTGACAAAACACAAGATGTGATATGGACTTATTAAAAAAAAAGAAAGGCACTTTCTTTGGAAACCTTTTAAGAGGTGTTGTATCAACTGGTAAAAAAGTATCACCAGTATTTGACGCTATAACTGGCGGTAAAATATCTAATATTTTAGAAGCTATTGGAGGGAGTAAAGAGCTTAATGCAGTAGAGAAAGAAATGCTGATAAAAGAGCTAGAACAAGATGTAATAGAAATGCAAGAGGTAACGAAAAGATGGGAGTCAGACAATAAAGGCTCTTTTTTAGCCAGAAATATTAGACCTATGTCTTTAGCTTTTTTAACTCTTAGTCTATTTATCTATGTAATATTAGATAGCTCTTTAGAAGGGTTTAAAATAGATGATCAATGGATATCATTATTAGGCAATCTATTAATGTTAGCTTATGGAGGTTATTTTGGAGCGAGAACTTTAGAAAAGATTAGAAAAAAATAAAAATATGTCAATTTTTAATGATGCAGTTTTTTTATTACAGCCTACAAGCGTTAAAGCTAGTAAAATTTATTCTACTTTTCCGACAGACGGAAATGGTGATTTTACATTTACTCGTAATGCGATAAAAAATAGAATTGCAAAAAATGGATTAATAACTAAAGTACAAGCAAACGTACCTAGTTTATCATATAAGCCTATTAGCGGAGTTACTGACGGATGTCCACACATTGCAATAGAAAAGCAAAGTACAAATATTATACCTTATTCCGACGATTTTAGCCAATGGGCAACAATTGGTAATGCTGTTGTAACAAATAATTTTATTACTTCGCCTGACGGAACTAAAAACGCCGCTAAAATTGTTTTTGATGGCACAGCAAACGCAAGAATAGAAATTCAAGTAACATCAACCGGAGAAATAACGCAATCAATTTATTTAAGAACAGAAACCGGAACGCAAAACGTAAGTATTGGCGTAGCTTCATCCGATGTATCTATTGTAACAGTAACAACAGAATGGCAAAGGTTTACACATACTTCATCTAGTGGAACGTTTCCGAGAGTTTTGTGCAACGATGCCAATACTATTTATGTTTCAAAAGCACAAGCCGAAAATACATCTTTCGCCTCTTCATACATAAAAACTGAAGGCGCTACATCTTCTAGAATTTCAGACGGCCCATTTACGTCAGACTTTAGCAGTTCTGTAACATTTCCAGCAAATACATCAACGCTTGTATTATGGTTTTCTTATAATGGTAAAAATGGCGATTTTTTTAAATTGCTACGATTTGAAGATTCCGCCGGTGGTAATTCTTTACGATTAGAAGTTCCGACAGACAACACTATTAACATTTACGGCGATAATATAAGCGCATCAGGATTAATAACAAATGGTTTTACTTTAAATCCTGGAACTTTATGTAAAATTGCTATTTCTTATGATGCAACACAAACAAAAGTATTTATTAATGGTTCAAGCGTTACTATTAACGCGCCTACTGGCGTTTTAAATATAATAAATAAGATTTATAACAATACAATTAGTATGAATAATATTAACATTCATAGGGCCGCAGTTTTTAACACAGTTAAAACAAATAGCGAATTAACTACTTTAACATCTTAAAATATACTAATTAATATTTTTTGTATATTTACAGAAAATTAATAATATTTAAAATTATAATAAATGGCTACTACTGGAGTATTTAACGGAACTAATTTAATCTTAAAAATAGAAGGTACAGCCGTTGGACATACTACTAGCTGTTCTATGTCTATCTCAATGGACACGCCTGAAGCAACAACAAAAGACTCCGCTGGTTTTTCTGAGTACATCGGAGGAGTTAAAGGGGGAGAAATTTCTTTCGAGGGATTAGTTGCCTACGACGATACGGCCAACGTGATAGAAATGAACGACTACTTGCTAGCTAGAACTCAATTAACTTGTATTTTTGGAACTACAGAGGCTGGAGATGCAATTTACACCGCTGAAGCTTTCTTATCTAGTGTTGAAATGTCAGCAGAAATGGAGAGTGCTGTAACTTATAGCGGATCGTTAACTATTACTGGAGCGATTGTAAAATCTACAAACTAATATTAATTAGTTATATCTTATAGGCCGCCGTCATTAAATGGCTGCGGCTTTTTTATTAATAAACAACTTTTTAAAAATGACAAACAAAAAAAGAGGTTACATAGATGTGAAAATCGGTAACAAAGTACGCACGCTACATTTTTCAATGAACTTTTGGTCTGAATTTACTGAGCAGTTAGGAATATCTTTAGAAGAAATTGGCGAAACCTTTCAAAACGGAATATCTATAAAAGGATTAAGGGCCTTAGTTTATTCAGCAGTATTAGCAAATGACCAGGAGCAAGGCAACGAGGTAGATTATAATATCTTTTCTGTTGGTACTTGGCTCGATGAGTTAGACGCTGAAAAAATTAATGTAATTGTTGAAACTATGCTTCAATCTAAAATTTTAGGTAATAGTTTAAATGGCGAAACTCCTACCAAGGGAAAGCGACAGCCGTCAAAGAAAAGGTAGATTTTGATACTTTAACCGATTATTATATCGGTTTAATCGGATTAAACCCTGTCGAATTTTGGCGGCAAACGTGGAGAGAAAATGCGCTATTAGCAGAATGCTATCATAAAAAAACCAATCTATCCTGGGAGCAAACGCGATATGTTGCGACAATGATACACAACGCAAAATGTGAAAAGAAATCACAAATGATAAAGCCGGAAGATTTATTTAATTTGCCTATAGATGAAGAGCGAAAAAAGAAAAGATTTGAGGCTAAATCTACAGAGCAAGAAATGAACGATTTTTTAAAGAAATACGAGGCAATGACTAAAAAAGAGGCGTTTAAATAAGGCGTCTTTTTTAAAGTGGTCGAATTTGACCACTTTAAAAAAGAAGCGTTTAAATAAGGCGTCTTTTTTTTTGTATTTTTGTTATTATATTTAAAATATGATTGATCAAAATTTAAAGGTTAGAATTACCGGAGACGCTTCTAATTTAGTGAGCGCGTTAAAGCAAGCTAATACAAAAGTTTCAGCGTTTGGTACTGCAATGAAAAACGCCGGTAGAAATCTTTCTTTAGGTTTAACGCTTCCTTTAGCAGTTGCCGGAGGTGCTGCTATAAAATTTGCAAGTGACTTTCAAGAGTCAATGAATAAAGTTGACGTAGCGTTTGGAAATTCAAAACAACAAGTAAAAGATTTCGCTCAAACTACACTTCAGCAATTTGGAATCGCAGAAGGTAGCGCCTTGGATATGGCAGCATTAATTGGAGATATGGCTACGTCAATGGGTTTAACAAGACCAGCCGCCGCCAATATGAGTACATCTTTAGTAGGATTGGCTGGAGATTTAGCCTCTTTTAAAAATATAGGAATAGAGCAAGCTACAACAGCTTTAGCCGGCGTGTTTACTGGCGAGACGGAATCTCTTAAAAAATTAGGTATTGTAATGACTGAGGCAAACTTAAAACAGTTTGCAATGGAACAAGGCATCTCCTCAAATATAAAAACAATGTCTCAAGCTGAAAAGGTGGCTCTAAGATATAAATTTATTATAGCCAAAACAGCAAATGCGCAAGGAGATTTCGGAAGAACAAGCGATGGAGCAGCAAACCAAATGCGTATATTTCAAGAATCAATGAAAGAGTTATCGGCTAAATTTGGTCAAGTTATTTTGCCGATGTTTACTAAATTAGTAGCTTTTGCAAATGGTTTATTACAAAAGTTTAGCGAATTAAGTCCAGCGACAAAAAAAATAATAATAGTTATTGCTGGAATTGCTGCGGCTCTTGGGCCAGTTCTTTTTATTTTAGGAACTTTGGTAACTTTAGCGCCAGCTATAGGAACAGCGCTGACTGTTATGTTAGGGCCTATTGGTTTAATAGTTGCCGGATTGTCTGCAATTGCTGTTGTAATTTATAAAAATTGGGCCGGAATAAAGCAAGCTCTAGTCGATGTAGCTAATTATTTTATTGAATTGTATAACAGCTCTAGACCATTTCAATTAGCAGTAGATGCGTTAATAATGCACTTTAGAAACCTTTTAGCAGTTGGTAAATTTGTATTTTCTACACTTTTAACTATTATTAAATTGGCTGCTAGTAATATTTTTACTGTCTTTAAAGGTATTGGCGAAATTATAATGGGAATTTTTACGCTTGATCCTGAAAAAATAAAACAAGGTTTTACAAACGCCATTAGCGGAATTGGTACAAACATATCAAACGCTTTTGACGCAATTAAAACAGACGCTAGTAATTTAGGTACAAGCGTTGTAGATAATTTTAATGAGGCAATAAAACAAAAAACTATTGCGCCTATTGTAATACCAGTACAAATAACAACCGGCGGAACATCTGAGGACACAGCAACAACAGACGAAGAGGGAGGAATACCAACTAAAGCCGCAGCAGTTTCAGGAATGAGTGGAGTTGGTGCTGCTGGCATACAGACGCCAATTAGCGATATGATTGCCGCAGATACCGAAAGACTGCCAACAGTTATAGCCGAACAACAAGAGGTTTTAGGAAATGCAAGATTAGCAGCATTACAACAAGCTGCGGCCTTTAATGAAAGAGTAGGACAAATTATCACTAGCGGATTGCAAAACTTAGCTTCAGGAATTGGAGCAGCTTTAGGAAATGCAATCTCAACAGGAGGAAATTTAGTTAATGCTTTAGGTGGTTTATTACTTGGTACAATTGGAAGTATTGCTATTCAATTAGGTAAAGCCGCAATACAAATAGGTATTGCAATGAAGGCAATTAAATTGTCTTTTAAAAATCCTTTTACCGCAATTGCTGCTGGTATTGCTTTAATTGCAGTAGGAACAATGATTAAAAATACATCTTCAATTGTTAGCGGCGGCGGCGGCGGAGGCGGCGGCGGTGGTAGAATATCAGGAAACATCGGAGGAGGTTCTGTAAATTCAGGCGCTATAAGTGGGGGCGGTGGTGTTACGGCTTTTGCAAATGGT